CTGACGGATGATTTTAAGCAGTTTGCCCAGCCGATCATTGATAAAATCCCTGCGGCTGGACAGCCTGCGGTGCGGATGCAAATGACTGGTGACCTCATGCACGTTGGGGCTGTACCACCACTCGTGGTGCAAAGCCTCGGCAATATGGGCAAGCCGCTGAAAAGTGCTGTCATTAGTGTGCGTGATGAAGACGTGGTGCATGCGCTGCGTCCTGCCAAGCATAACCCTGTCGATGCATCATGGTATTTGGATTTGCCCAAACATCTGGCAGCACCACAGGCGGTGCTATTGGATACGCTCAAGGGTGACGATGCTTTGGTGTTTGTGTATGCGACGGAGAGTGATCGTACCAAGCTTGTGGTGATGACAGACCACAACCTCAAAACCAAGGTCGATGGTCAGCGTGTGCGTGTTGATACGAATGTGGTGAGAACTGCTCAGATTGTGCAGCGTGCTGACTTAGCCACGCCGTTGTATCTTTTATTGATGGGTAATCTGTAGTGGCTGCGTCGGACTCGAACCGAATCATGACGATCTTTCGACCCTCAACCGTTACCCATTGGAAACAACAGCCACCTATTTATTCTAACGTGGTCGGGAGGATAGTCAATGCAAATCCAACTCAATAACACCGCACTGCAACACGCCTTACAGCAGGCAGCGCAACACCTCGGTGACGCCACTCCTTTAATGAAGGCGATTAGTGAAGATCTCGTGACCGAGTCATTGCTCAACTTTCATAGCCAAGGCCGTCCAGCTTGGGCTGGGCTGTCTCCTAAAACCAAACGAAAAGGCGGTATGATCTTGCAAGTGAGCGCGGATGGTCTTAAAGCCAGTGTGGTCGGTTCATATACTGCAACCACGGCAACCATTGGTGCTGGTTCGGCAAAGAGTACTGCGTATGCGGCCATTCATCAATTTGGTGGCATGGCCGGTCGTGGGCGCAACGTGAAGATTCCTGAACGTCGCTATTTGCCGATGGATAAAAACGGCAATTTGCAGCCTGAAGCACAAGCAGCAGTCGCAGATGCATGTGCTTATTATTTGTCGGCGTCGTTTCCATAATAGACCCCCGTTAGACCTGCGTTAGAACGCCACCCATCAAACAAAACAAAACTCCATGCGTGTTGATGTGCATTTGTATTTGCACGCGCTTAAATCGCTTGTTTTGCGCATCGCATTCGGAATCCGTTCCGTCTGATTCTTTGATCCCTGCCCCCGCATTCTTGCGGCATGAACACACTCTTCGTCGCCGCGTGCGCCATCGCCCTGAACCTCACACCCGATCAACAGTATCTGGTGCTTGTGCCTGAAGGCAGTTTTAGGGGGATTGATGGCCGACCCTTTGAACCCACCGCTACAGATGGCTGGGTGCTGACGCCTGCAAACGGGCAGCGCATTGTTGCTGCACTGAATCAACGCAGTATCGACATGGTCGTTGACTGGGAACACGCGACACTCAAATCAAAAGAAACTGGACAGGAAGCCCCAGCAGCAGGTTGGTGCAAGTCGGGTGCATTTGAATATGTGGCAGGTGTAGGCATCTGCTCAAGCAATTGGGACTGGACGCCTCGCGCCGCTACACAAATCGAATCCAAGGAATACCGTTACCTATCCCCAGTTTTTTCGTATGCCAAAAACGGGCAAATCGTTGCCCTATTGCACGCGTCACTCACCAACACCCCAAACATTGACCACCTGCCCGAAGCGACTTTGGCTGCTGCGGCTCAGGAATTTTTAACCCAACAGGAGTCCGTGATGGATCTTGAAGAACTGCTTGAGCATTTGCGCTGGATGCTGAACCTGCCAACGCTCGCAACCGCTGCCGAAATCATGGCAGAACTCAAAAAAGCAATGGCCAAAATCGAAGCCGAGACTGGCACAGCGATGGCCGCCAACACCCATAACTTATTTGATGCTCTTGCAGCCCTCAACACCAAGGTTGCGGCCAACAGCCAAGCCACCCCCGACCCCGCCAAGTTTGTACCCATCGCCGTTGCGTCTGCCCTGCATGCACAAATTGCCACCCTAAGCCAAGCCGCCAAGTCTAACGAACTTGAAGAGCTGATCGTTGCTGCGTGTAGCGATGGCCGTTTGCTGGGTGACGATATGAAAGCGTGGGCAACCAATTTGGGTGAGTCAAACCCTGATGCGCTCAAAGACTATTTAAGCCGCGCACCCAAGATTGCTGCATTGCTCGGCAAGCAATCAAACACAGTTGCGGCCAACAGCCAGCAGCATAACAACAGTCTAGTCACACCTGAGATGCAGTTAGTTGCCGCTCAGTTTGGCTATGACCCCGCCCAAATGACAGGAGCTTAATCATGGTTGCGATGACTCAAGACCGCAATACCAGCCGCAGAGACCGTGGGCTACTGCAAGTGTTGGTGGCTGCCAGTGCGATAATTTTTGCCGGATCAATTGTGTGTGTGAACGCTGATGGTTTTGCTGTTCAAGGCGATACCGACCCTGATCTGACATATATGGGTCGCGCTGAACATGCAGTCGATAACACGGGTGGCGCAGATGGTGATGTGTCACTACTGGTGCGCAATGACTCTACATTTCAGTTTGCCAATAGTGCAATTAGTCCAGTCACGCAAGCCAGCATCGGCAAGCTCTGCTACGTCGAAGATAACCAAACCGTCGCCGCCACAGATGGCACAGGGACACGTTCTGCGTGTGGCCGTGTCGTAGGCATTGATTCTGAAGGAGTATGGGTAGAATGAACGTCACACATGCGGCACTAAATGCCATTTTTATGAATCTGAAGACAACATTTAACAATACGTTTGATGCTGTCCAAACCAATTATCAAAAAATCGCCATGACTGTTCCCAGTACCGGTGGTTATGTCAAATATGACTGGCTGGGTAATTTTCCAAAAATGGAACGCTGGGTCGGTAAGAAAGAAATCAAGAAGCTGCAAAATTACAGCTACGCCATCGTCAATGAGAACTTTGCCGCCACCATCGAGGTCGCACGCAATGACATTGAAGATGATCAACTGGGCATCTACAAGCCACAAGCTGAAAGTGCAGCGTGGTCAGCCAAGCAGTTACCAGATGAATTGATTTTTGAGCTGGTCAATAAGTCATTCGCGGCCAAGTGCTATGACGGCAAGCCGTTTATTGCTGATAACCACCCGAATGGAAAAACCACCGCAAGTAATAAAGGCAACAAAAAGCTGTCGATTGAAACACTGGCGAAAGCACAGGGGTCATTTGGTGCAGCACGTACAGCAATGATGCAACAGAAAGATGATCAAGGCCGCCCGCTGAATGTAAGGCCAAATGTGTTGCTTGTGCCGGTCGCACAAGGTGATACCGCCCGTGCTTTGATGACAACTGATCGGTTAGAAGACGGCAAACCTAACCCGTACAAAGGTGTATGTGAAGTCGTTGAAGAACCTCGTCTGACCGATGACAACGCGTGGTACTTGCTTGACACCACCAAGCCTGTCAAACCGTACATCTACCAAGATCGTAAAAAGCCAGTTTTTGTGCAACAGACCAGCATGGATTCCCCGACTGTATTTATGGAAGGTGTGTTTTTGTTTGGTGCTGAAGCACGTGCTGCGGCTGGTTTTGGTCACTGGCAGCTTGCTTACGGCTCAACAGGTACGGTGGCCTAACCATGTACGCCACCCTTGAGCGCATGGTAGCCCGATTCGGTGAGCATGAAATCATTGCGCTCACCGATAGCCAGCCGCCGTACACAGGCCAAATCAATACTGAAAAGCTCGCACCAGCACTGGACATGGCTAACTCAGAAGTTGATGGCTATTTGATGTCTCGATATAGCGTGCCAGTCAGCGCTGCTCCAGCCTTTTTGCTCGGGCTGGCGTGTGATTTGGCTCGCTATCACGCGGCTGTCGGGCTGTCCCGTCAAACCGAGCGTGATGAGGTGCGCTACAAGGCGGCGATCAAGTCGTTAGAAAATATTGCAGCCGGTAAGTTGTCGATTGGTGTGACGCCCGCAGGTGGCCAGCCTGCGTCGGCGTCTACTCAAGATGTGATCATGACCAATCGGCGGTCAAACGACTTTGGCAACGGGGGGTGGTGACATGCTGCCCCTCGCTCAAATCGAACAAGGGATAAAAGATGCCATCAAGGCATTAAACCGCCCCTATATTGCCGACATTAAAACCTACGCGGGTGACTTTGACTTTAACGATGACCGCGACTTTGCCCAAGTGGTGCAACGCTTTCCAGCGGTTTGGACAACGTTTGATGGGTCGGGAAAACCCGAAAAACTCGGCGCACGCAAATACAAAATCCCACTGACCTTTAGCGTGATGGTCGGCGCTCGCTCAATTCGCACAGAAGAAACCGCACGGCATGGAGTCAATATTGATGGCCAGATGGTTAGCGTGGGCACATTTCAGCTACTGGACGACGTTATCTGTGCCGTATTGGGCCAGCAATTTGGTATCACATCGATCCGTCCGATGGAACTCGGTGCAATACGGACGATCTTTAATACAAAAACTCAAAGCGAAGCGGTGTCTGTCCTCGCACAGTCGTTTACGACCGAATGCACCATCAGCGTGCCTGACCCTGAGTCCGACACTGCGCAGTATATAGAGCGCATCAGCATTGATTATGTGCAAGACCATCGGGTCTTGCTCGATGATTTGGTGACCACGCATGGCTGATTTTGAGTTTAAACAAGGCAATAGCTTCGGCCTGACCTGTAGCTATCAAACGGACAGCGGGGAAGCCATTCCGTTAGATGACATCACCATTGATGCCGACCTGCAAGACTCCAGTGGTCGTGTCGTGGCAAGGCTGACCGTGAGTCGTTTGGACACCGTTGGTGACTATTACTTATCGCTGTCTGCTGCCGAAACAGCCACCTTTAAAGTCGGTCATTTGGTCATGGATATTCGATATGCCATCGCCGGTGCTGTGATCTCGACCGATACGCGCACCGTTGAAGTCATCCGTGCCGTGACGCGGAGAACCTAATGCCCCAGACCGTGATCAGCATCAGCGGTCAGAACCGCACGGTGATCAAACAAAGCGATGGTCATAAGCAAACCATTGTGCGTTCTAACGCCGTGATTGTTTCACCGATCCACGTCGCTGAACAACTCGCACAGATGCAAACCACACTCAACGCAGTACAAGCCGCAACACAATGGGCGCAAACGGAATGGTGATTTTATGAGTACCCCACTCAAGTTTTTTCAGTTGACCGCATTACCAGCCACACTAGCACCCAACGCATTTTATTTTATCCAAAATGCCACCTACGCTGAATCGTATATTACCGATGCCAGTGGGGTTGCCAAGTCGATTGGTAATAGCGCGATGATCAATGCGCTGATTAACAGCAAGCTGGCCGACTTTAATGCACTAGAAATTGTGGCCGACATTAGCGCCCGCAATGCGCTGGCCGCCGGTGCTGCCCGCAACTTTATGGCACTGGTGGTTGATGCAACCGGTGACACCACAGTCACCAGTGGTGCAGCCCTATACGCATGGCGTGAATCAAACACGACGTGGAGCAAGTTGTGCGAATACGAAAGCATGGATGTGTCTGTTGCATGGTCGAGCATCAGCGGTCGCCCGAACTCAACACCGGCACAGATTGATACTGCGGTTGGCCAAAGTCACACCCATGCCAACAAAGCCATCCTAGATGCGCTAGGTGCTGACGCCAACGGACTGACGTTAAACGGCAATCCGGTGCAAGCGTGGGCAACCACCAACTGGTGATGATATGGCTACTCGCATTGCACATCAGAAAATCGTCAGCGCATTACCCGCCACACTTGACGCGGACACGATCTATTTTGTGCGGGTCGGTGCGGGCTTTGATCAGTATGTGACAAACAGCAGCGGTACGGTTGTGGCGTACCGTGCGAACGCAGCAGGCACGGCCGGTCAAGTGCAATACAACAGTGGTGGCTTAACGGCTGGCGCGGCAAAGACTGCGATTGACAGTGCCGGTAACTTACTCATCACAGTCGACAATGCACCCATCACTCCCTCTGCAACGACCCAAGTCGTCACCCACACGCGGCAACGTGCTGCGCGTGCGGCATTGGCATGGACAGATGGCTACGGTGTATCTCTCACGGCACAGCCCAGCCTTGCGAGTAATGCAGTTTGGACCATGAGCGTTGCATCATCAAATGTTGCGCCTAATTTTTATAATATTGCCATGACAGTGTCCGGCCAAAGCCTCCGTGCAATTGGATTTAACGGCACCTCAACCGATCACATCACAACGCGCACTCGTGTTGCATATCAAACAACTGCCATCGCAGGCAATATCGTATATGCATATGGTGGGCAGCGTCATTTTTTTTATAATAGTGCGACAGCACAGTCTTATTATAATACCGGTTTTAGGTTTGAACTCGAATTTACCAGAGATGATGCAACCGCCGTGACGGGTGCGCGGATGTTTATTGGATTGACGATACAAACTGCCGCACCCACGAATGTTGAACCAAACACATTAACGCGTGTCATCGGTTTAATTAAACGCAGTACTGATACAAACCTGCAAATCTATTCTGCCAATGCAAGCGTCACAACCCCAATTGACTTGGGTGCCAACTTTCCCGCCAACAGTCTCGTCAATGTTTATCGCCTAACCATACATAGCCCAAAAAACACCGGTCGGGTGTTTTGGGATGTCGTGTGTATTAACACTGGTGCTGTCGCATCCGGTGAGTTTGCGAAACTCAATCTAAACGACAACATCACCAGCGGTTTTTTTGCGCCGTATTGGTGGATCAGTAATGGTTCGACGGCAGCAGCGGCCTCTTTAGTTGTATTTGACGGATATGGAGATAGTCCGCGATGAGCTTATATACAGTAGACCAGTTTGGAACTATTCGTGATGCGGCCAGCGGGGTCATCGTGCCACAGATTGAGTCCGACGCCTCATACCAAACCTATTTCGCATGGTTGATGGCTGGTGGTGTACTTGAGTCGATTATTGCTGAATCACCCAAGCCGCCACTGCCTGATTACAAGCTGCAAGCTAAACAGCTACTCGCTGACAAAGCTGATGCATTTATTGAGCGGATCACTACTGCATCTGGCATCCCAAAATCCGAGGTCGCTAATTTTGAGGCCAAAGCCCAAGCCGCATTGGCCTATGTCTATCAGGGTGTGCCAATCCCTCTTTATTCAGCGATTTATCAAGAAGCATCCGTCACCGGCGAAGCGATTGATGATCTGTGCGCCAAAATTATTGAGCGCGTGCAGCAAAAAGAGTGGGTCAACGGCCAGATCAGTGGGATGCGCCGTACTGCGGGTTGGGCGATTGATGCCGCCACTGATCATGCATCTGTTGATGCTGCGGTAGCGGTGGCACTTGCACACGCAAAAAAAGTGCTAGGAGGGTTTGCCGTATGAGCAGCTATACAGCACAGCTCGACATCACGCCCTGTGGCTATGGCGTATATCGCACACGTCATACGTTTCGGTTTTATCTGAGCGACACAAAACAGGGCGACTACGTTGACGTGCCAGCTGGTTTTTACAGTAACGGTGCGTCGATCCCTACGCTATTGCGGTGGCTCTTTGGTTGGCAGGCGATGAACTTTTATTGGGCGCAAGCGGCGTTTTTGCACGACGGCTTAGTCGCTGAATCTAACGTCCAGCTTTACATCTGTAACGACGATACAGGCACAAAACGTATCCCAACGTGGTCTGAAGCGGCTACATGGTTTGATGCAGCCCTATCCGTTAAGCAAGCCCATGCGCCCACCTGCCCACCCGTTAATCGCAGTCTTTTTGTGTTCGCAGTCCGTTTATATGGCTTGGTGCGCCGCACCAAAAATAGGAGTCATTCATGACCATCCCCGCAGGCTTACGCCGCCCCGATGTCTACACCGACATCAATACTCAAACCACCCGTACTGGCTTGCCAGACAACCGCCAGCGCGTGCTGTTGGTCAGTGCTGGCAATGTCCATGCCCAGCCTGTCGCCGTGTATGACAAGGCATCGGCTGACACGCTGTTTGGCGCAGGATCGACCATCGGTCGCATGGTCAAAGCGGCTGTGGCAGTCAATCCTTTTGCTGATCTGGAGGCCACCACACTGGGGGAGCCTTAACCCCTCCGGTTGAGGGGGCTACTAGCATACGACTCAGGCTGAATGGCTCTGAAAACGATAGCGCCGCTTATGGCGTATCGACCATCAAGATCTGGGCCAATGGTGAGTATCGTGGAATCAATCTATCTCCACATCAATCGTGGCGATATCAATTAATCAACACTGGATCTATGGATTTTGATAACGGTGTGCGGCTGAATTTTTGGACGACGTTTGATGAGATCAGTGAGACTCAGTTGTTATGCATAGATAACGTCACGGTTGGCACTGGATTTGATCACTTTGAAATTGAACTGATCACAGACGGTAGTAACCCATCTGCACTGGCTGAGTGGGATGGCAACCCGAGTTATACGTTAGTCGATAACAGTCCAGTCCACGCCACATTTGATCTTTTACACCCACTACAGGTCAACGTATGAGCATTACAACTCTCACCACTGCAATTGCTGCATTGGGTCACACCATCATTGCGTTAGATAGCCCCATCACCACTGAGGCCGCTGCGCTGGCATGGAAAAGTCATCTTGATTTTGTGTCAGGCCCGACTGAGCAGCACGATGCTATTCTGATTGTGCCATTCACCGACCTTGCCGCCGCCGAAACCTTTGCTGCCTATGCACCGGTTAAAACCAGCTATCGTTTTGTGGCGGTGTGTTACCACGGCGCAACCGGTCAAGCTGCTGAGTTATCCGCAAGTTTAGCGGCTGCATTAGCAGACAGCGCCGACCCTGCATTGCCTTTTAATGGTGTGAATCTAACGGGTCTAACGCCTGTTGAACCTGCGTTTAATCTGACCAAAACCCGTATTGAGGCAGCCCTGCACAACGGGGTGTGCGTCATCCAAACCGGTGCAGATGGTGTACCCGAAATTGTCCGGGCCATCACTACATATCAGCAAACACCTGAAGGTGAAGATGACGACATCTTGCTCGACGTCAACGGCCCATTGGTGCTGGCGTATGTGCGCAAGACCATGCGTCAAATTGCCAAGTCTCAGCCGCGCCGTAAAAACACGCTGCGCCAGCGTCGTGACTTACGCAGTGCGTTTTTAGAAGGCTGCATGAAGCTGGATACGGCTGAAATTCTCAAGAACGTTGATGCCCGCAAAGACGCATTAACGGTTGACGCTGATCCGAATGATGAGTATCGGGTCAATGTGCGAATCCCTGCTGATTGGGTGCGCGGTATGCACGTGATTGCCGCAACGTTGGACGTGTACTAATACTGCGCGGGCATAGCCCTTGCCTTGCGCAACGGCGAAGCAATGCTTCGCTCATCGTTGCTCAGGTGCGCGGTATGCACGTCATTGCTGCAACGTTAGACGTTTACTAACCGCCCCACGCTGTCCCCAGACCTCGCCATCGGCGGGGTTTTTTATGGCCGTTTGGAATTGATTCCGTCTGACTATTTGGCGACCGTTCACCTATGGTTAACCATCGAAAACATGTGGAGTCTGCAATGGAAGATCAACTGGTTGGCACGATTGTGCTGACGGTCAACGGCCAAGAATTTGACTGCGCGTCGGTCACGCCCGACCGCCAAACCGGTCGTAAGCTGGTCAGCACCATGAACAGTAAAGCCCGCGCCCATAAACAAGCCCGTACAACCAAATCCATCACCTTGGCGATTGATGTCTATATTGCCGAGTTGGGCGATTTTGACTGGGATAGCGTTGAAAATGCCCGTTTGACCATTGAGTCCATTGATGGTGGCCATCGCACAACGTACACCGGCGTTGCGGTCACCCAAGTCTCAGAAAAATACGGTGAAGGCTCAGAAGCCACTCGCAGCCTGCAAGCCTACGCCACTGACATCATTATCGAAGGCTTATAATCATGATGACCCTTGAAGGCCAACTACCCGTTGCGATTGCCCCCAAAGGCACATCCGCGCTGACCCACGTGGTCATGACTCAACTGACCATTGAGCAGTCGCTCAAAACTCAAATGTCACTCAAACCCGATCAGTTTGTGGTGGTCGGTGAACTGGCCGCCATGACCAAACTGGTCGACCATGAATCGGGTGAATCGTTTGATCTGACGTATGAAATGTTGGGGTCGTCTAGTCGTCAAAACTTAGACTATTTAACCGACCTACGCGCAAGCCTAGATGTAAAGGAGCGAGCCGACAGCACGAAATAGCAGCGCACGCACGGCTCATTAGCGCGTTGCTGGCTCAGGGTGTGCCCTATGCCGCCGCGCTATCCATGCCTGTTGAATTTGCCCTCATGCTGGTTGGGCGGCCAAACAATACCCAGCCCGCCTCTAACGCCAAGCCTAAACCCTCTAACGCTGGCCGCATGGTTGCAACCCGTCGTAGAGCCAAAGAGTCTAAGCCATGAGTAAAAACACCACTGTTTCTATTACCCTGCAACTGAGGGGCACGGCAGGTAAAGACCTATCACGCATCACGACTGAACAAATCAACCAAACGCAAAAAATCAATGCCAATTGGAACATGGCGACCACGGCTCAAGCCAAATTTACTGATCAGTTACGCCGCTCAACAACAGAAACAAAACAGGCATCTGGAGCCAGCGATCAACTGTTACGCACAAACCGGATGCTTGAGGGCGTGCTACGGCAGCAAGCGATACAAACCCGCTTAATCAGTGGGCAGCTTAAAGCCCAAAATCGTGATTATTCGCTACAAACCCGTATGCTGTCTGAGCAAGCCCGCCACGCCAAAGACTTACAGCGTGCGCTTGCCGATGCCGCTCGCAGCCAGCGTGATATGTCGCATACGGGCGGTGGTGGGGGTTTTGTTGGTCGAGCTGGGGGACTGATGATGGGGGCTGCCGCCGCATACGGTGTGGTACGCACCCCGCTCGAACGCGCCCGATCCTTTGAAACCAAGATTTTTGACGCGACAACCTCGGTGACCGGTGGTTTTAATGGCATGAATCACGACCAAGTCAAATCAGCCAATCTCACGCTGTCACAGTATGCAAAAGATGCCGTGCGGGTTGGTCATGGCTCGGTTGATGGTGTGGGTGATGCCGCAGGTATTTTGGCAGCCTCTGGTTTGTATCGTTCGATTGACGAACTCAAGTATCCGCTGATTGCCATTGCCAAGTCGGCGTTTGCCAGTGGCTCATCAGAGCAAGACATGGCCGAGCTAGCCAAGCAAATTCGGCAATTTGGTATCGCACCTAAAGACACCCAAACGGCGTTAGACCGTGCAACGCAATCTGGCTTTGCCGGTGGCTTTGAAATTCGAGATATGTCACGGTTTTTACCTGAAGTGTTGCCATTTGCTAGCAAAGCGGGTTACCGAGGCCAAGAAGGGTTTGACCAAGTCACAACTCATTTACAGCTTGCGCGCAAATACACCGGTATCCCCGGCCAAGCCGCAACCAACGTTCAAGATTTATATAACCTACTTGGGCAGAACCACTTTGCCCTATCCATCGGTAAATACATCAAGCCAGAAAAAGGTGATCCGATCCGAAAAATTGGACTGCGGGGTAACCGTATGGGATTTGATATTAACCGCTATCTGGCGAGTGAACGTGAAAATGGCGTGAATACAGTGGATGCAACGATCAATTTGATGGATCGTCAGCTCAATAAGAACAAGAATTTTAGACGGTTGTCGTCTGACATCAAAGGCATGGAAGATGAGCAACGTGTCACAGGTAAGCCCGCTGCTGGACTGTCTGATAAAAAAGCAGCGTTGGAAATTGTGATTGCGGGCGAATTTGGCAAAATCTTTCATAATCAACAATCACTATCTGCTTTAACTGCGGTGTTGGCAGGTCGTGCAACAGGTGAATCCAACCGCATTTTAAATCAAGTGCAGCAACAGGGTGATGGCACAGTTGCTCGGGTGTCGAGTGAAAAATCACAAATCGAACCCGCCCAAGCCCATGCACGTGAGCAAGAAGCCATTTTGGCCACCATTAAAGTGTATGACGCGGTCAAAGAAACGCTCGGTAAATTTGAAGACGGTCTGACCAACACCATGCAAGCCAACCAAGCACTCACCGCTGCTGCATATGCTGCCGCTGGTGCGTTGACTATTTTAGCAGGTGTAAAAATGGGTGCTGCAGTGGTCGGTGGTGGGGCAGGTGCCGCCGCTGCGGGTGGGGCGGGCGCATGGATTGCGGGCAAGGTCACGGCTGCAATGGGACTCGGGCGCACGGGTGTTGGGGCATTGGCAGGCTCAACCATTGGCCGCTTAGCATTGGGCTTAGGGGTAGGTACCGCAGGCTCGTTGGGCTATTGGGGCGGCTCAAAAATCTATAACAATATGAGTGAATCAAGTCAAAACGTCGTGGGTGGCACGATTGCGACTATTTTAGCCAACCTCGGCATTAAAGAAGCACAAGACGCGCTCAACACAGAAATGACCACACTATCAAGCGAACTGCCTCGACAAAACGAACGCATGATCCAACAAAATGACACCGTAATTGCGCTATTGCAAAAATCCAATTCAAGCGTACCGCCAACCAGCACCGACTTAATGTCTGGGCTGTCACAATCGTTGACACAAGAAAGCCGACGTGGCATGCCCTACCGCCCATAAGGAATTGATTCCGTCTGACCTTTAGCACCCCGTTTGCCATGATGAGCCTCAGAACTGAGGCTTTTTTTATGGCATGGGCAGACACACTACAGGATGCAAGTTTTCGCGGGGTGCGCTTTGATTGTGAGCGCATCGCAGACAGTCGCAACCGCCAGCAAGTTATCTATCAAGCGCCATATAGTGACGACGCCGTCATTGAAGACCTCGGTGCTGACCCACGCAAAGTCACCCTGCGGGCATGGATCACGGGTGATGACTACGAGCAGTATCGTGATGCCTTGGTGTTGGCGTTAGATCAAACCGGCAGGGGTGAGTTTATGCACCCACAGTTTGGTCGCCTGCAAGCATCGGTCACGTCATACACCGTCAACCACGACACAGACACAACCGACGGTTGTTCCGTCACCATTGACTTTGTACTAGCGCCAACCGCCCCCGCCCGTGCATTGTTTATCCCCACACCCAATGCCTCGCTCAACGTCGCAGCATTGGTCATGGCAACACCTGCCCAGCGCCTGCAAACCCTACAAGATCAACTGCCCTATTTTCCACAAGCGATTGAAGCGGCAACATTGGTGGATCAAATCCGCACGGGCATCAAAACAGTCCGTGGCTATTTAAACACGGTCAACAGCGTGATTAACAACGCCCTCAGTCCACCGGCATGGATTAACGGCATTTTGTCGGACGTGGCTGGGCTGGTTTACGCCATCCCGACTGGTGCATCGGTCATTGCCGAATGGCGCTCGATTGGCAAGCGCCTGCAATTGTTTGGTGGGTTGTTTAACACTGACGCACACCCCGAACCCCTGCGGCACGTCGGTCGCAGCCTGCAAGCCGCCGCCCTGCTGTCAGCCGCACAAGCCATCATCGTGCAGCAGACCCAGCGTGCCACGTTGTCTCCTGCCGAATTAGTCAGCATTCGCAACGACGTGCGCGGCCAAATCACCCAACTCATTGCGTTAGAACGTGCAGCAGCAGCCACCACCCAAGCCAGCCAGAATGCGGCCAGCACCCCGCCGATTCCGTTGGCCACCCAGACTCAAGTGGCACGTCTCAAACAAGCAGCTGACGTGATTCAAACCCAAATCGATGCCCTGATTGCCCGCCGTCCATCCTTGCAATCACGACCCATCACCACACCCACTCACCTGCGCTTGCTCGCACATCGTTGGTATGGCGACCACACCCGTGCCGTTGAGCTGATACGACTCAACCCCGACCTGATTAACCCTGCGGTGATCGTGGGTGGCGAGGTATCCGCATATGCCGACTGACAATATCACCCTGACGGTGGGCGGCTATGAATGCAAACACTGGGACGAAGTCTCCATCGACAGTGACCTTGAAATTCCTGCCGACGCATGGTCACTCACCTTGTTTAATCCACCGGAAAATGCCCTGCCACCTGCCGTTAAAATCGGGGCAGTGATTGACATCAGCTATCGCAATCAACCCATTTTAAAGGGCGTGATTGACCGCATCCCAGACGTGGTTAATCGCCAAGGCCACCGCTTGGCAATAACAGGACGTGACGTGGTGGGAGTGCTACTGGACAACTCAGTCCCGTTGACTGTGCAACAAAAAGTGACCTTGGCAGACATCGTCGGCAAATACATTGCGGAATTTAGCTCGATTGTGCAGGGCTTATTGGTCGACAAAGGCATTGACTATGCCACGGCAAAAACCGCCGTCGAACCTGCCGAGAGCATTTGGTCTGCGGTGGTCAGAGCTGCCGAAGCGGCTGGGCAATACATCTGGGCAGAACCCAACGGTGCGTTGCACATTGGCAACCCGTTTAATGGTCGGCAGCCCCCCATTCCAACTCTGCACTTAAACCGTGATGGCTCAAAAAACAATGTGCTATCGGCTGAATACATTGAAGACATTGCTGATTTATACAGCCAAGTCATTGTGCTGGGTCAAGATAACCAAACGCACAGCTCGTTTTATGCGGTCGATAACACATCTGTGGATAGTATTCTTGTTGGTCAAGACTTAACACCTACAAAAAAAGACCAACCCGACACCCCAGAGTACACCGGCAAAGCCAGCCAACGCTTGCCCTACACCCGCCGCAAAATCACACTCGAAGCACTGGCCGACAACAACGACCAAGCCAGCAACCGCGCCAAAAAAATCATGCAAGACGGCAACCTGCACGCCTACACACTGACCGTCTCTGTGGTGGGCTGGACGTGTAGCACTGGGCAAGTCTGGCAAACCGGCTGGACAGTCCACTATCACAGTGACATCACCCGACCGGCAGCCAATGGCGACTGGGTCATCTTTGGCCGCACCCTACGTCTATCGCGCCAAACCGGCAAAACCACCGAACTACGGCTGAGACGTAAACAATACTGGATGCAGCCCATCGCCCCTGTCGAACAGCCTGATGCCGCTGACCCAGCTACGGAGGAAATGCCCGATGCTTAAAGCCTTTGATCAACATGCCCGCCGCTTACTGGCGCAAATTCGGCTGCCCTTTATGGGGCGCATCACAGCACCTGCGGCCAGTCCACAGGTTGCAGGCTTAAATGGCGAAATTTACCCAGACACCCCTGTCATGGCCCACATCGGCTTTGTCTCAGGTCTACCGTTAGACGCCGAGGTCATCATGTTGCCGCTGATGGGCAAATCAGCGCGTTCGGTGATTATTGGCAGTCGGGGCGGCTCGGTCGTCGTCACCGTCAGTGCTGGTGAAACCTGCATTTACGACCAATTCGGTCACCAGATCCACCTTGGCGCAACGGGCATCCGCATCGTCGGCAACGTTGAAGTTATAGGGGCGCTCAAAGCCGCTACCCTCAGCGACAGCACGGGCAATCTGGCCGCTATCCGTAGCGCCTTTAACACACACACGGGTCATGTGCCCAATGGCACACCAATCTACAAAATGGGCGACTAAGCATGGCGACGCTTGATCTTGACACCCGTGACTATCTGCCCGACTCACTCGATGATCCGGTCAGCTCATCACTGATTCAGGCCGTTTTACTGCGCCTACGGGCGCATCGAGGCGCGTTCTGGTTTGACCCAACTTTGGGGAGTCACCTGCATTTACTCTGTCGATCCAAAGACCTGCCACGGCTTAAAAAACTGGCCGAACAATACACCACCGAAGCCTTAGCACCCCTGCTGACCGATGGGCGGATAACCGATCTGTCCGTGGTGGCCACACAACCGCACGTCAGCCAATTAGCACTCAAGATTGCCATCACGCAACCCAATGGCACATCGCTACAACTGACCCATATCGTACAGGTAGGTGGCTAATGTCATACCCTATTCCCACGTTTGAACAAATCCGCCAAACCATCCTCACCGAAGGCCGCAACCTCACCGGCCAAGCCCTATTGGACGACTCAGACTTTGCCATCCGTGCCGCAGGCACAGCGGCCGTGGTCGAAGGGCTATACAGCCACCAGCAATGGATTGAACGCCAACTGTTTATTCGCACGGCTGATGAAGTTGGTCTTGCCATCCACGCCGAACGTCTGGTCATGCCGAGGCTCGGTGGCGCATTGGCAACCGGTCAAGTCTTGGCGTTGGGCAGCAGCTCAGGTGTCACGCTGCCCGCAGGCTCACGTCTTGGCGACGGCAAAGGCCACTACTGGCAAACCATCGCCGCCGTCACACTGGTCGCTGACCAAGCACTCTCTGTTGCCATTGAAGCCGAAACACTCGGTGCAAGTCACAATGCACTGGCCGCATCAACCCTGACATGGGTCAGCCCTGTCACCGGTCTACGCTCACTGGCCACCATCGTCACTTTATCAGGAGGTGCGGACACCGAACCGCTTGAAAGCTGGCGGTCGCGCCTGCTTGATGCGCAATCACTCGGCCAAAGCCAAGGGCGTGATGACGACTACAAACTCGCAGCGCGTAGTGTACCTGCCGTCTTACACGTCTATGTGTACAGACAACGCCGAGGACTGGGCAGTACCGACGTGGCCATCACCGCCTATGGTGCAAATGGTGCCGACCTACCCAGTACGGCATTACTTGCCGAGGTGCAAGCCGCGTTAGAAGTGACGGCGGTAGCGCATGAAGACGTTAGAGCCTACGCCCCCGATGCTGTCCCATTAGATGTGCATGCCACCCTCACCGGTCGCAATATTGATCAAGCTGCCGTCCAGTCCATCATCGAAGACTACCTTGACGGCCTAGAGCCTGCCGAACCCTACCGAGAATCGGTACTGACCGGACGGATTATCGGCCATGCTGGCGTCACAGACGTGCAACTCACGCCCAACACCAACATCTATCCGCTCGTAGACTGGACAACCCTAGAATGGCTGCGCCGTGGCGCAGTGACGGTGGCATAAATGCGCCAATATACCGACGTCTTACTGCTATCACTGCCTATCGGTGGCTATGAAACTGCACAAGGCACACTGATCGACAAAGACATCACCGCCCACGCCCACGTGTTAGAACAAGTAGCGACAACGGCTGACTTACTGCTAGAAGCCGCCAGCGCCATACCGCCAGAACTCATCCGTGAATAAGAACAGGACTACAGCCTACCCCGTGCCTGTAGCATCACCACAAGCCTCACACAAGCCGAGCGCATTGCAGCGATTGAGCAAGCCAGACAACCGCAAAAACACTATAACCAAGCCGGAATAATCAACTTGTTTGCATCATTTGGCATGACCGTTTTAAACATTCAACGCTACAGACCGACCATGTGCAACGCACCATCGAATGCACCGACAAACACGGTTCGGAACAGGTTCCGTCTGACCATTCGCGTGCAATCACCCCATACTGCCGACATATCCTGTCTCACAGACCACTACCTGCCCTGCGCGTGGCGTGTCGATATTATTGAGGTTTAAACATGCATCGCATTGATACAGTCAACGCTCGGCCAAACCAAAATGGCGCGGGCAAAGCCGGATTTAATGACAACACCGACCTTGCTGGGCAAGATGCCACCTACCTTGACCCTGCCCACCTCAACGCCATACAAGAAGAAATTGCGACCGTCATTGAAGCGACAGGTACGCCGTTAGAAAAAGGTACAAACCATCAGCTATGGACAGCATTAAACTCGTTTTTTGCATCAAATACCGCGTTAGAAGAGGTTGATTCTCGTTTATCGACAGCTATCACAACGCTGGCCGCAGCCATGCAACAAGCCATCATTACCGAACGTAATGCCGAGCGTAATCGGGTTTGGCCTGTCGGCAAAGGACGCTATACCACCTATGACGGCCTAAATCCTGCTGATGCAAGCCATTTGGGTTGGGGTACGTGGGAGCTAGATGCCGAAATGGCAGGGCGTGTGGCGGTTGGTGCAGGGGTGACAATTGATGACCGCGGTGAAGAACGGACATTTGGCGTTGGTGACAGTGGAGGCGAATTCAGCCACGTTCAAGTAGAAGCAGAGGTATACAAACATAACCATGCGCCGAATGAGCTATACACACGTCTGACAGCCTATGCTGGGCCGGCTCTTTTATCACAGTTTGCTCCTTTTTCCTCGGCCACCTCTGCTAATGCACTAAATGACTATGCAGGCAACAACGAACTTCAAATCGCAGGTTTTGACAATCAGGATGATACGATTAACAAAATTAAAGATGTAGGTGAAGGAGAGCCTATGAACATCACTCAACCTTACTACGTTGTGAGTGTGTGGCTACGTACGGGTTGA